TAATCATCCGGCAGCCATACCTCGTAGGTAGAACTGTGGGGGGCTATCACCGCACCGACCTACCCCGTAACATGAAAGCAACCGCAGGCGCAGCCAAGGGCGCTAGAGAAGAAACGAGACAACATGAGCGAATACGGCACAGCTGCATACCGCAAAGCCAGAGCAGAACTCCTAGCCAATCACCCCATTTGCCACTGGTGCGGTAAAGCCCCAGCAACAGAACTGGATCACCTCAACGAAGTCGACAACGGCGGGACGATAGACGATGGCTATGTAAGCGCATGTAAACCTTGCAACAGTAAACGTGGCGTAGAACACCTCAACCGTAAACGCGCCCGCCAAACCCAACAACGAACGGCTGCGATGAACACCGATTCACAAAAAAACCCGCACATTTTTTTGACAAACCCAACCCCTTCACCCCGACGCCTTTCCGCCGTATCTCCACGAAACGGTCATGACTCAGCTCAAGACAGGTTGTTACCGCCGTTAACGGCTGGCGTTGGTTCTGATCATCCTCGGTTGGTTACGCCGACTATTGGGTACGAGAGTTATGGGCCTCTCATTGCAGAGTTTGCAGCTGCTCACCTCAACCGTCATTTGTTTCCGTGGCAAGTCAATGTTCTCACCGGTGCTTTCGAGCATGACGTTGACCATTCGTTTACACATTCTTCCGCTATGGCGTTTTGTGCTCGCCAGCAGGGCAAGACTTTTATGTTGTCGGCGGTGGTGGGGTTTTGTCTTCTTGAGTTGCCCCGCATTTGGGGCAGACCCGTCAAGGTTGTGTCAACGGCTCACGAGTTGTCGCTGGCGACTGAGGTGTTTGAGGATTTGCGTGATCTCTTTGAGCTGTGGGAAGAGTCGGGGCTGTGCAAGGTGACGTGGGCGTATGGTCGTCACCGCGTCAAGATGGTGGACGGCTCTGAGTATTTGGTCAAGGCTGCGACAGGTAAGAAGCACGGTATTTCGGGCGTGGACATTCTGATTGTGGATGAGTTGTGGGCCATCACGGAGGCTGCATACTTCGGTGCTTTGAAGCCTGCACAGATTGCTGTGAAGTCGGGGTTGTCGTTGTTGGTGTCCACCGCTGGCGATGAGTCGAGCACCGTGATGAAGAAACTACGGGAGCAGGCCATCGGGCAGATTGACAAGGGCGAGCCGGGCGAGTTGTACATGGCTGAGTGGTCTGTGCCTGAGTCGGTGTCGCCAGACGATGAGCGCTACTGGGGTTATGCGAACCCGAGCATGCCTCGCACGGTCACGCTCAAAAGTCTCCGTGCTGCACACTCCAGCCCTGACCGATCTCAGTGGCTTCGCGCTCACTGCAACATGTGGGTGAGTGCAGCATCGTCGTGGCTACCGCCGGGGCAGTGGGCAAAACGGTTTACAGAAAACACCGAGTGGGACGGGACGACTTCGGTGCTGGCGGTTGACTCCGCAGTGGACGACTCAAAATATGTTGGGGTGTGGTGTCGCAAAAACACGGACGGTGACATTGTCGCATCTGTGGAGTTTCAGACTGAGTCCATTGCTGAAATGTGGGAGCAAATCACGGCCTCGTTGGAGCGTGAGCCCAAAACGCAGCTGGCGATTACGCCGTCTCTGTTTATTCATACGCCCGAGAAGTTTCAGCGCAGAACGGTGCAGTGGGGCTACGGCGAAATAAACAAGTACACGTCAACCGTCAAGGGTCTTATCAACGAGGACAGGATTAAGCACACGGGCGAGGTGCTTTTGTCGGAGCATGTAAACAGGGCAGTACTAATCCGCGGTCAGGGTGGCGCATTGTCAATTTCCAGCCAACGATCACCCGGGCCCATTGAGGCGTGTCGTTGTCTTATCGTTGCAGCTGCAATGGTGTCGAGACCCGGGCAGGCAAACAAACCTACGATGGGTTCATCAAGATAGTTGCATTTGCAACAACCTTGTGTAAGACTCCGAGTGGATGGGTATTTTCTCACGCAAAGTTGACACGGCCTCTTTCGCCTCTGCACCTGTGCAGGCGGCTGCAGGCGCGTCCTATATCGGCAACTTCATCAACTACACCACTGGTTCTGCTGAGGTTCGTGCGCTGAGTATTCCTACAGTCTCCCGTTCTCGTGACCTTCTTGCTGGCATTATCGGCTCTGTCGGTCTGAAGCATTACTCAAAGCAGTGGAACGGCTCCGACTATGACGAGGTGTACTTGCCTCTTGAGCCTTGGATGGAAACCCCAGATCCAAAGGTTTCACGTTCGTTTTTCTTTGTAAACATCTTCTCGGACATGTTCTTTTACGGCGCAGCGTACGCCTACGTCACTACGCGCTACTCGACCGGGTTGCCTGCTTCGTTTACATGGCTCCCAGCTGCAAACATTTCCAGCACCGAACAGACTGGTATCCCTCAGTACTTCGGGCCGTCTAAAGAGCTTGAGTTCAACGGCAACCCTCTGGACGTCAACAATGTGATCCAGTTCTTGTCGCCCATTGAGGGCATCTTGAAGATTGGTCAGCGCGCCATCAACACGTCACTGTTTCTCGACCAAGCAGCTGACCGTTACGCCAGTCTCGAGACCGTCCCCGGTTATCTTCAGCAAATCGACGGCGAAGACATGTCCGGTGACGATCTTGGTTCGCTGGCTTCAGCGTGGGCTGCAGCGCGTAAACAAAACGCCATTGGTGCGTTGTCGCGTCAGGTTCAGTTCCGTGAGTTTGCACAAAATCCTCAGGAAGTGATTGCGGATCAGCGCAAATACCAAAGTCTTGAGATGGCTCGCCTGTGCTCGGTGCCTGCATACCTCGTGTCCGCCCCTACTGAGGGCGCAAGCATGACTTATCAGAACGCCCAGCAGGCGCGTCAGGACTTGTATCTGTTTGGCGCTCGTATCTACATGGACGCTATTGAGCAGACCCTTTCCAGCGCACAAGTTCTTCCTCGTAACCGCTATGTCGAGTTTGACATTGAGGACTACGAAGGATCTGAAAGCCCTAGTGGCATGCCTAACAATGAAACGGATGATGAGTTGTGAAGATTGAGTTTGTAGCTGTGCCAGTCACCTTGGACGCTGCCGCTGGCGAGGACAGCCCCCGATCCATTACGGGCGTGGCTGTTCCTTGGGACACTCCAGCGGCAGTTTCCTCGGGTGAGTCAGTCATGTTCAAGCGTGGCGCTTTCGATGTAAACGCCAAGGCACCAAAACTTCTTGAGGGTCATGACATGACGCAGCTGCGTGGTGTTGTCACCGAACTCGTTGAAGCCGAAGAGGGTCTTTTGTTTACAGCAAAGTTTGCAAAGACTCGCGCATCTGATGAGGCCATTGAACTCATCAAGGCTGGCGCTTACGACTCCGTAAGTGTCGGCGCAATCCCCGTCAAGTTTAAATACGACAAAGACGGAACGATGGTTGTCTCAAAGGCAAACCTCGTAGAAATCTCGTTGGTCGCACAGCCTGCTTTTGCAGATGCGGTCATCACAGAAATCGCTGCTTCCCAGCCTGACGAAGAGTCAGAAGAAGAAGTTGTCGAACCCCAACCCCAAGACATTTCCGAGGAGGAAACCATGTCAACAGATACCCCAACGGTTGAGGCTTCGGCTGAAATCGTTCCAACAGCACCAATCTTCGCTGCAGCACGCCGTGAAGTAAAACTGCCAACCGCAGCCGAGTACATCTCCGCAGCAATCATCGGTGGCGACCAGTGGCGCGCAATGTCAGAAGCAGTTCGCGCTGCAGCACCCGACATTGTCACATCAGACACACCGGGCCTTTTGCCAACACCAATCGTTGCTCCTGTTTACAACAACTTCATCGGTCGCCGTCCAGTAGTTGACGCAATCGGTGTTAAGGCAATGCCTGCCGGTGGCAAGGTGTTCATCCGTCCAGAGGTCACAACTCACACAAGCATTGGTGCATCCATTGGCGAGCAGTCACCAACAGGCGGAACCCTTGTTGTTTTCAACAATCAGGTGACCAAGCAAATTTTCGGTGGCTACGTAAACATCAGTGAATTCGACATCGACACAACTTCGCCGGAGATCCTCCAAGTGGTGTTGGATGACATGGCTCGCATTTACGCAAACGCGACCGACAACTACGCTGCTGACCAGTTGGTTGCAGGCGTAAGCGTCACTCAAGCGTTCGCTCTTGCAGACGTGGCAAAGCCTGAAGTATGGGCTGCCGAAATTGCAGAAGCATCAGCAACAATCTTGAGCTCGTCAAACGGCAACCTGCCTACTCACTTGTTCGTGTCTCCTGACCGCTGGCGCAACCTGATCGGTCTTTCCGACACCGCCAACCGTCCGTTGTTCCCACAGGTGGGCCCAATGAACGCACAAGGCAACTTGTCACCAGCCCAGTACGGCGGAAACGCTTTTGGTTTGCAGGTTGTTGTTGACCGTAACTTCGCTAGCGGTGTTGCCATCGTTGGTGACGCATCTGGTTACGAACTGTTCGAACAGCAAAAGGGCACCATGTCCATTGAGTCACCATCGACACTGTCACGCACAATCGCTCTTCGCGGTTACTTCGCAGCGTTGATGATTGACCCAACCAAGTTTGTTCAGTTCGCTTTCGCCTGATCACTAGGTAGTAGGAAAGGGTCTGTATGTCTGTTTACACAATCACTCATGGTTTTCACTTTGATGATGTTTCAGCCGTACAGACCCTG